AGGACCTGGCACCCCCTTTGCGGGTGGGCTTCGTTTACGATACCCCCCTCAAAAATTTTCCACCTTTTTGACCATGATAAACAAAATCAAAATCGGTCAAACTGTATCTTTAACAACCGCTGAGAGGAAGTTGGCCCACTTCATCGCCAAGAATCGCAACGGCAATAATCGCCATTTCAACATTACCAACCTGAAGATCAGCGCGCAGGATTCTGCGACTGTGGATTTGGAGGGTATATGCGGCGAGATAGCGTTCTGCAAGTTGTTCAATGTGTATCCTGATCTGGATACCGACCGCGATCCTCCGCATCCGCTCTACGACGCGACAATCCCGCCACCTCCAGGATATCGCATCGATGTCAAAACAACCAAGTACGAGACTGGAAAGCTACTAGTCGATGCGCGCAAAGGCCCGAAAACCGATGGCGTTGATTTCTATGTTCTGATGACCGGCTCATTCCCAGGTCCGTACACTTACCGTGGCATGATAGCGCGGGAGACGATCATCGCGCCTCATCGGATTGAGACGATTAAGGGTTATCGCTCGTATGCCGCCATCCAGTCGGAGTTGGTGGCCAACCCTATGGACGACACATTTTAATTGACGCGATAAGCATTTCTATCGCTCCATCCCGCGTAACGACCTTAAGAGTTGCATTCAACTGGTCATTGAATGCCCCCGTCTAAGCGGCAATGACACTCCGCATCGGAAGCGGTTGGATAATCAGCCACCGTGTGGTGGATGGATAACCAGCCATAACGCAGATAACGTCGGTTTACATTTTTCATCTCATGTCTTGTCCTAATGTCTTCAACGCCTTTGCGGTGGCTACCGAGTCGCTCGCTCAGGACGTTTATAAACGCGCCTCGTACCGCTCGATGTGGCTCAACATGATTGAGCGCGGCGAGTATCCTCAGGGTACGGGTCTGACCCAGACCTCGTTCACCACCACCTCCATCGAGCCGACTGCGGCTGAGGAGTGGTCGGCCATCACGCTCGCCAGCGGCGAGAACGGTGGCGCTTGCGATGTCACCTACAATGACGTTCCGGTCGGCTACAATGCCGTCACCTGGAGTCCTGAGCGTTTCGCCCTCAAAGGTCCGCTCCTGTGTAAGGACGATTTGACTTTCGATCATCGCGTCGAGGCGTTCTTGCGTGTGTACTTGGAGAAGCTCTCGATCCGCGCGCAGCGTTCTTGGGAGACTCGTTACCAGAACACCTTCGCCAAGTTCGCCATCAAGGCTGTGGCCGACTCGTCCTTCACTCAGGTTGAGACGATTCCGTCTGGCGTGAATGAGTTCCCCTGGATTCAGACCGGATCGGCTGGTCAGGCGCTCAATCAGTCCACCTCCGAGCTGACTCAGGAGATGCTCGATGTCGCCGCCGCCACGCTGATCCGTAACGGCGCGACGAATCCTGATAGTTCCGGCTTCATCAGCTACTCCAGCGATGGTCCGATCTTCCCGCTGTACATCGGCTTGGAGGCTTCGCAGCGCATCGCTCAGAACAACCCCGCGTTCCGCGATGACTTGCGCTTCGCTGATCAGGGTAGTGGCGCTGGTGCGGAGTTGCTCAAGCGCATCGGCGCGAATCGGGTCATTAAGAACTTCCGGCATGTGCCGAATCTGTTCCCGCCCCGGTTTACCTATGCCGGTGGCAAGTACACGCTGGTTCAGCCGTTCACCAGTGCTTCCGGCACGAAGGGTACTGTGTTCAGCGTCAACCCGAGCTGGACGACCGCTCCGTTCGAGGCTGCGTTCATCGTCACCCCGTACGTCTTCAAGTCTCACATCGTGCGTCCTGTGAACCGTGTTGGTGATTTGAGCTGGATGCCGACCAACTACATGGGCGAGTGGCAGTGGGTGACTGGTGCCTACAAGCTCGATGTGGATTGCGCCGATCCGCTGGAGAAGAAGGGTCAGCATTATGCTGAGTTCGTGCATGCTTCCGAGCCGATCTTCCCGTCCCAGGGAATGACTATTATCTTTAGGCGTTGCACCGGAGCGTTGACCCAGGTGATTTGTTCCTGAGGTAGTTAATACTTAATCCATGCAGCCTCGGCAGCGAAAGTTGCCGGGGTTTTTTCTTTGCACCAACGTCTTGACGAATCAACGTTGATTGGTTAAGATTTCAGCGCATGGAAAAACTGAAACGTGGCGACGTACGCGAAAGTGACGGGAAGAAGTTCTGGTTCTACGGCCCGAAGCTGGCCAACGGTGAACGCTCGGAATATTGGGTTTCGCCTGAAAGGTACGAATACTTGCTTCTGAAATCGGCTGAGAAACTCAAGCGGTACGCGGAAAAGAATCCAGACAAGCTGAAGGAAGGTGCAGCCAGGAGATATCAAGAAAATCGAGAACAGAGGCTTGAGAAAGCGCGCGAGTATTACGTTCAGAACAAAGAGCAGGTCAACAAACGGAACAGCGAGTACGGAAAGAAGAACGCTGAACACCTGAAGAAAAAGTCGAATGAATATCGTGCTGCCAATCGCGAGCGAGCGCGTCAATGGAACAGGAAATACACCAAAGCCAACCGCCAACTTTTGACGGACAAACTCCGCGAACGCCGCCGCAACGACCCGCTCGTGCGCCTCAAAGACGCCATTCGCGGATCAGTCCGTGCATATCTTGGAAGCAAGAAAACGCGACGGTCGGCCACGTTCGAGATTGTCGGATGTACGCCTGATTTCTTGCGCTCTCATCTGGAGAAGCAGTTCAAGCCGGGAATGACCTGGGAAAATTACGGAAGTCATTGGCATGTTGATCATCGCATTCCATTGGCCAGTGGAACGACGCCTGAGGAGGTAATGGGGTTGAGTCATTGGACGAATCTGCAACCGCTTGAGGCGCTAGAAAATATGATGAAGAGCGACAAGCTCCCAACATCGCATTAGCCTCTTGACACTAATGCCCACAAAGTGATGCTCCCCGTATGCCGGTATTTACCATCCCCGAAGGCGTTGAAATCCCCGAGAATCTGAAGGAAGGCGAGGCTTTCCAGACGATGGCGACTATCGTTCTTGGCAAGGGCGGCAAGGCTGAGGTCATCGAGATTGATGGTATGGTCATCCCTGGCTACGAGAATAAGAAGTCGAAGGGCAAGAAGATGGCCGAGCGCGGAGAGGATGAGGAGGAGTACGAGGAGGAGGAGGAGGAGGTTGCTCCCGGCGGCGGGGAGGGTTTCATCGCTGAGGTGATGCGCCGTGGTTCTGGTCCGATGGCCTAAATTGTAAATCGATATGCCAAACATCACATGCGACGAGGCGGAGACGCTGATCAATGAGGCGGCGTCGCTGGGATGTCGTTCTCCATGGGAGGTTGAGCTGGCGAAGCTGGCTCTGGAGAATCGCATTGCGACGTATCTTCAGGGCGGTGGCGCGACGCGCGGAACGTATCGGAGCGTGAGCGCGACGGGTAATGTCACGAGTGGTGATTATCTTCTGCTCTGTGATTCAACCGCTGGCGCGGTGACGGTTACGTTGCCTCCGGCTGCGCTTGTTCCGGGTCGGATCTATGTGTTCAAGCGAATCAATGCCGGTGCGAACAACGTGGTTGTTGACGGCTATGCGTCTGAGACGATTGACGGGGCGACGACGTACACGCTGAGTTCTCAGTGGGCTGGCGTGACGGTTATGAGCAACGGAACCGCTTGGTTCATCATCATCTGATATGGCTAACATCTCCTGCGCGGAAGCTGCTAATCTGATCGCCGAGGCTTACGGCGCTTCGTGCAAGAGTCCGCGCGAGCGTAATCTGCTGGAGATTGGCCTACTCTGGGAGGCTGCGACGCTTGGCGGAACGGCTGACATCACGGCGGACAACACGGTGATTACGGCTGACAGCACGATCATCACGGCGGACATGACCGAATTTCTGTAACCGAAACAAACCCTTCAATACTTCACATGGCAAAGCAAACGATCAATATCGGAACAGCTCCGAACGACGGAACGGGAACGCCGCTTCGTACAGCGTTCGATTACTGCAATCTGAACTTCACGGAGCTGTACACGGCAGTCGGCCCGAGCGGCAATAACATCGTCGTTCCTGGCACCGCCACCATCACCGGCGATCTGACGGTGGATACCAGCACCCTGAAGGTTGATTCGGCGAACAATCGGGTGGGTATTGGGACGGCGAGTCCGGGTTATCTGTTGGATGCTCAAGCTGCAACCGCTGTTGCTCAGATTCTTTCTACTACCGGAACGAATGCAGCTTATCTTCAAATCTCCAACACTGGCGGATATTTCTATCTGGGTCGTGAAAACAGTGCTGGAACCACGTTTGCCGCCCCCGCTTACTCTGCTGTCCTTTATGCTGCTGGTGCTTATCCTCTTGTAACAACTGTAAACGGCGGTGAACGCTACCGCATTGCTTCCGACGGCGTAGCCACTTGGTCCAACGTCGGCGGAGTCGCTGGCACCGCCATGACCCTGAACTCCACGGGGCTGGGCGTGGGGGCGAGTCCTACTGCAAAACTTCACGTTCAAAACTCGTCGCTTTCTGGGACAACTGCTGGTTCCAATGTTATCGCAACATTGCGATCTAACGGATCTGGTTACGATTCGTTTTTGCAGTTTAGCGACAATGTTGCGTACAATGCCGGACTTGGAATGGTGAGTGGAAATCTGTATTTCTACACCAGTGGTGCAGAGCGCGGAAGGTTCGACACGAGCGGGAATTTGCTGGTGGGGACGACGAGTAGCATTGCAGGTTCTGCTCACAGCTTTAGGGCGACTGG